GCCTTCGATCTGACCGTGACGATGGGCGTCATCGTCACGGTTGTCATTGCCATCGTCGGATGGGTGCACAGCCGCCAGAAGCGCACCGATGATGCGATTTCGGCAGCCAGCGCCCGCATCGACCGGCATGAGAACCGCCTGACATCGATCGAGCAGACTGTCACAGGTTTGCCCGGAAAGGACGACATGCACGATCTGCGGATCGCCCTGGAAGGCCTGCGCGGCGACGTGAAGGAGGTGCGTGTCGCGCTTTCGGCTTCGAACGATGCCAGCAGGCGGCAGGAAGTCGTCGTGCAGCGGGTCGAGCAATACCTTCTGGAGCGGAGCGGCAAATGAGCGACTATCTTGAACATGTCGGGCGCCACCGCCGCCTGGCTATCTTGCGGTTTCTGGAGCAGAGCGCGGGATATACCTCGAATGTCTCGATCGTGACCGACGTGCTGAACAGCAACAAGATCGGTTTGACCACCAGCCGAGATCAGACCACGACCGAGCTGTCCTGGCTGGCGGAGAACGGCTTTGTGACGCTCGGGGGCGATGCGGCCTTTCGGGTTGCGACGGCGACGGCGCGGGGCATCGACATCGCGCTTGGCCGGGCAGTCCACCCGGACATCCAGCGCCCCAGCCCGCGAGGCTGACATGCCACCGCCTCGCAAGATCGACAGTCTGCCACCCGAGATCAGGACATGGCTTCAGGACACCCTGCGCGAGCGGGGCTTTGCCGGCTATGCAGAGGTCACGGAGGAGCTGAACTCGCGCCTGGCCGAAGCTGGCAAGGTCGTCGAATTCCATCCGGCCACGGTGCATCGCTTTGGCCAGGAATACCGCGAATTCGTGCGGGTGCAGGAATCGGCTTCCGCCTGGGCTCAGGGCTGGATGCAGGAAAACGGCCTCGAAGAGGAAGCGAAGCGGCACAACATCCTGTTCCAGATGGTGACCTCGCTGGCCTTCAAGGCGATGGAGGCGCAGATGCTCAAGGGCGGGGATAAGATCGATCCCAAGGATCTGCACTTTGTCGGACGGATGCTCAAGGACATCATGGCCTCGGCCGGGATCCGCGAGCAGATGGCGGCTGCCGAACGCAAGGCACAGGCGGCCCGGCTCGACGCCGCTGTTGCTTCGGGCGACATCGATCAGGACTTCCGCCAGAAGGCGCGCGAAATCATGGGGTTTGCATGATGATCACCCTCGACCAGCGCGAACTGACTGTCTGCGGGTTCCGGGTCTGGCTCGATGCCGGGCTGGGCCACATGATGGTGGCCCATGATGGCACGATCACCTGGGACGATCTTCAGCGGATCAAGGACACTGTCTGGGGGCAGGAAGCCCGCGCGATCGAGGTCTATCCACGCCGCTCCGACCTCGTGAATTCGGGGAACTTCCGCCACCTGTGGCGGCTGGGCCATGGCGATTTCGCGCCCGATCTCCTGAAGCACGAGATCCCGAACATCCTCGACGACGACAACCTCCATTGTCGGCACCTCGCCGCATGGGTTGAGGCCGACGAGGTGTTCTGCGGATGACCGCGCCGATCATCAATTTCCTGCCCTATCAGCGCGCCTGGATCGCCGACCAGGCGCGCTTCAAGATCGGCATGTTCACCCGGCGCGGCGGCAAGACCTTTGGCAGCTGCGGCGAGATCGTGGACGATTGCATCAAGGCCGAGATCGATCGGCGCAAGGTGCGCTGGACGATCCTGTCGCGATCGGAAAACACTGCCAAGGAGGCGCTGGAGGATGCGCTGAAGCCGATGACGCGGGCCTATTATGCCGTGTTGAAGGGGCTTTCAAAGCAAGGTCAGCCCGAGTTCGTCCAGGACGAATTCCATGTCCCGGCCCATGTCCGCGAGACCCGGCAGGGCGATACCACCTTCCTGGTCGATGTGCCCGAGGCCCGATACAAGACGCAGGAAGTCCATTTCCCCGGCGGATCGCGGGTGGTGGCGCTGTCTGCCAGCCCGGATGCTGCGCGCGGGTTCGGCGGCAATCTGCTCCTGGACGAATTCGCCTTTCACGCCGACAGCCGGCGCATCTGGGGTTCGGCCTTCCCGGTTGCTGCGCGGGGTGGGCACAAGATCCGTGTGATCAGCACCCCGAATGGCAAGGGCAACAAGTTCTACGAGCTGATGACCAGTGCCGACAACGGCTGGTCGAAACACCATGTCGACATCTATGAGGCTGTCCGTCAGGGGCTGGACGTCAATGTCGAGGAACTGCGGTCTGGCATGGCCGACCAGGACGCCTGGGCGCAGGAATTCGAACTGGCCTGGCTGGACGAAGCATCGAGCTGGCTGGATTACGACCTGATCTCGGCTTGCGAGCACAAGGATGCGGGCAATCCGAAGCTTTATGCCGGGGGGGCGTGTTTCATCGGAGTCGACATCGCGGCCCGGAACGACCTCTTTGTCATCTGGGTGATGGAGCTGGTGGGCGATGTCCTCTGGACGCGCGAGATCATCGCGAAGAAGCGGATCAGTTTTGCCGAACAGGATGCGTTGCTGGCCGGGGTTTTCCAGCGCTATCGCATTGTCCGTTGCCGGATGGACCAGACCGGGATGGGCGAGAAGCCGGTCGAGGATGCCAAACGGGTCCATGGCGAGGATCGGGTGGAAGGCATCCTGTTCAGCGCGGCTGCCAAACTGGACATGGCAACCACCCTGAAGGAGTCGATGCAGGACCGGAAGTCGCGGATCCCGGCCGGTGACCCGGTGCTGCGCGCCGACCTGCATTCGATCAAGTCGCAGGTCGGCCTGACGGGGATTCGCCGCTTGGTGGCGGACGGCGACAGCGACGGTCACGCCGACCGTTTCTGGGCCGGGGCACTGGCGGTGTCGGCGGCCGATCTGGGCGAGGCTGAATTTGCCTATGAAGGCGTGCCGGGCAGCCGCTCGCGCTACGCCGTCCCCGACGATGACGGTGGCGATTATGAAGAAGGCTCTGGCGGTCGCTGGGGCGCTCACGGGGGGGCGTGGTGATGCTGGTGGATCAATTCGGGCGGCCGCTGCAACGTGTGCCGAATGCGCAACTGCTGGAGCGGCAGGCGGTCGCGACGGTCGGCTCGGTTCGCCAGATCGAGGCCGGACATCCAGCCGATGGACTGGATCCGCGCCGCCTGACGCGCATCTTGCGTGAAGCCGAAACCGGCGATGCCACGGCCTATCTCGAACTGGCCGAGCAGATGGAGGAAAAGGATCTCCACTATTCGGCGGTCCTCGGGGTGCGCAAACGGGCGATCCGGTCGCTGACGCTCCAGGTCGATCCTGGCGGCAAGGACAGCGCCTCGGGTGAGGCAGCCGACATGGTGCGCGAGGTGCTGAACAGCTCGGCCGTTCGCACCACGCTGATCGACATGATGGATGCGATCGGCAAGGGGTATTCGGTCTGCGAGATCGTCTGGGAGCGGCAGGGCAAGACGGGCCTGACGGTGGCAGGGCTGGAACAGGTCGATCCGCGCTGGTTCGAGTTTGATCGGACCAACGGCAATCACCTCTATCTGCGAGATAGTGCCGGACCCCTGCCGCTGCGGGCCGATTGCTACGTCATCCATCTGGCCAAGACCAAATCCGGCCTGCCGATCCGGGGCGGTCTCGCCCGGATCGCCTCCTGGGCCTACATGTTCAAGAACTTCACGCTGAAGGACTGGGCAATCTTCTGCGAAGCCTATGGCCATCCGCTCCGCCTTGGCAAATACGACAGTTCGGCCAGCGTGGAGGATCGCCGCACCCTCTTGCGCGCGGTGCGCCAGATCGGCGTGGATATGGCGGCGATCATCCCCAAGAGCATGGACATCGACATTGTCGCAGCCGCCCGCGCGGGCGCGGAAAAGCTCTATGAGGGCAAGGCGCGGTTCTGGGACGAACAGCTCTCGAAGGGCGTACTGGGACAGGTTGCCACCACCGATGCCATCGCCGGCGGCCATGCAGTGGGCAAGATCCACGAAGAGGTGCGCTCGGACATCCGCGATGCCGATGCCGAGCAGCTGGCGGCCACACTGGAGCGCGATCTGGCGGCGGCAATCGTCCGCGTCAGTTTTGCGCCCGATAGCGGTGCGCAGGTGCCACGGGTCAGCTTTGTATCGCCCGAGCGGGCCGATCCCAAGCTCATGCTGGAACTCCTCGAGAAGGGGCCAAAGGCCGGGCTGAAGATCGCCGTTCGCCAGGTGCGCAAGGTCTTTGCCCTGGAAGACCCGGAAGACGGCGAGGAAGTGCTGGAGCCGCCGGCCCAGAAGGAGGCACCGCCGGTCCCTGCCATTGATGTACAGGCCGCCCCCGGCAAACCCGAGCAGATTGCGGCATCCAGTTTGCAAGGATCGCCCCGTGACAGCATCGATCAACTGATTGACGAGTTGATCTCCGGCGGCGGCATGCAGAAGGCGATGGACGGCGAAATCGGCGATCTTCTCGAATCCCTCGCGCGCGCGCGCGATGTGAATGATGTCCAGGACATCCTGACGGCCTTTCGCGAGGCGGCGCCAGGGCCGGTTCATGACCTTCTGACGCGGTCCACCTTTGCCGCACGCCTGGCCGGAGAGACCGGCGCCGATATCAGGGACTGATGATGGCGAAGATCACGTTGGAGCCCCTGCCGCATCGTGAGGCCATTGAGTATTTCCGCTCGAAAGGCCATGCCCACGAACTTCAACGGTTCCACCACCTCGATCACTGGCGTGAGGAACATGCCCGCAACTGGGTGGTGGCCAAAGCCATGCGCGATGATGTGTCGCTGGCGATCCGAGCCGAGATGGACCGTGCCCTTGCCGAGGGGCGCACACTTGCGCAGTTCCAGGCCGACCTTGCCCCGCGTCTTCAACAGATGGGCTGGTGGGGCAAGGCCGAGATGGAAGACCCGCTGACCGGAGAGATGGAGGTAGTCCAGCTCGGCTCGCTGCGCCGCCTGCGCACCATCTTCGACACCAACATGCGGACGACCCATGCGGCCGGGCACTGGGCGTCGATCCAGCGCACCAAGCAGGCGCTGCCCTATCTGCATTACATCCAGATCGACCGGCCCACGAAGCGACATGAACATGCCCGGTTCCATGACAGGATCTGGCGGGTCGATGATCCCATCTGGCAGCGGATTTTCCCCCCGAACGGGTATTTCTGCGGCTGCGTGGCGATCCAGCGCACCGAGGGCTGGATGCGCCGCAACGGACGCACCCCGGACGAGACGCTGGATCTGGACGAGGAAGAGTGGACACACAAGCGATCCGGCGAGACCCACATGATCCCGCGCGGGGTGACTCCGGGCTTCGATACCAATCCAGGTGCCGTCTGGCTGGACCTGGGCGATGACTGGAAGGCCATGACGCCCGATCTGCCGCCGGAACGTCAGAAGGAGGAACAGGGCCTAATCGAAGGGCTGCGCCTGCGCCGGCTGTCGGACGGCCGGGAAACCCTGATCGTGACCGATGATCAATCGCGGCCGCTCCACTACTGGAGCGCCACTGCGGATCGGCCGGAGGTGGTTCTGTTCCCGCGAGAGAACATGCCGGAACGCCCGAGTTTCCTGCACAGCCACATTTCCGAGGGGGCGCTGTCGACCGACGATCTCTACACCCTTTTCCAGGAGGCGGGCCATGCCATCACGGCAATTTCGCCCGGCGGCTCGATCTGGCGGGCCGTCCGGGTGCCTGGGCGCGATATTCGCCCGGGCGTTCGCGACTTCGCCTCCAGGATCGGCTCCTTCGGAGACGAGCTGAGGCGGATCGACCATGCGGCTGAAGTGTTTTTGCATGCGAGGCTGCTCTGGCTTGAGAAAATGGGGATCATTTCCTATTCTTGGCGCATGTCCTCGCGTGTCCGTCAGATCATGGCTGTCAACGCGGACCTCATTCAGAGGCTGATCGATGCCCGCCCTTAGACCGGACCCCGAGCTCTTCGACCTGCAAGGCTGGAAGCAGCGCCTTGCGGAGCTGCGTGCCGATCCCGTCCAGGACGAATGGCAACAGGGTCTGATCGACCATGCCGAGGCCCATGTCCGGGCGATCGTCGGCACCCCCGAAAAAACGCCCGTAGAGGCGCCTTGAGGGGTTTGGGCGGCATCCGCCCGTGAAAACCCGAGGCGCCCGGTTTTAAACGCGCCCAAGGAAGTTTAAACGGCATCTGTCCTGACCTCTCCGCTGCCAACGGCGCCGGACAGGGCGATACCCCTGAAACTACATCCCACGGCACCTGACCGCTGCGATCTGGCACAAGGCGGGCATGACCCGCACCATTCGCCAAATCTGCGCCCTTGCGCCCGTTCCCGTCGATCCGGCCGCCGACTGGATCGAGATCATGCCGGTCGGTGATTTCCGTCTGGCCGACCAACGCGCCGGTCGGGCGCTGCGCCTCGATCCGGCCTCGGCTGCACAAGTGATTGCCACCAGCTTCGCATCCGCCTTGGGCGGCGAGCTGATGATCGACTTCGACCACCGCTCCCTTGCTGACCAGAAGCTGGCCGACAGCAGAGCTGCCGGCTGGATCAAGGCGATGCGAGTGGACGGTGATCGGCTGCTGGCGTCGGTCGCCTGGACCCCGGAGGGCCGGGCAGCGCTCGACGGCCGCAGCTACCGCTTCATCTCGCCTGTGTTCCAGCACCGCCCGGATGGCGCGGTGGTGCGCATCGAGGGTGCGGGCCTCGTCAACGATCCTGCCCTCCCACAACTTCGTCAACTTGCCTCGAAGGAACCCCTGATGGACCCGTTCGAAGAAATCGCGGGCCTGCTCGGCGCTGATGCCGGCAAGCCCGACGAGGTGAAGGCGCGCGTGACCGCGCTGCTCGCCTCGGAAACCCAACTCGCCTCGATCACCAGGGCGGCCAATATCACGGGCAGCGATGCCGTCACCCAAATCTGCAATCGGCTGACCGCAAAAGCCGACCAGCCCGATCCGGCGCAGTTCGTCGATCGTGCGGCCTTTGAGGAGGTGCAGACCCAGCTTGCGAGCCTCCAGAAGGATCTGGGCTACAAGCGCATCGAGGATGCGCTGGAAGCCGGGCGAGCAGCCGGCAAGATCACCCCGGCCAACGAGCCATGGTTCCGCCAGCTGGCCTCGAAGGATTTCACCTTGTTCGAGAGCGGCATCGCTTCTGCTCCCGTTCTGGTGCCGGTCGGCCAGCGTCAGCTTGCCGGGCGCCAGCCTCCGGTGGCGCGCGGTGATGCACTGGACCCGCTGGAGCGGCAAGTTGCCTCGCGCATGGGCGTGAGCGAGGCGGACTTCGCCAAGACACGCAACTTGATGCAGGAGGGCTGACCCATGGCCGCGCTGACCCAGAATTCGCCCCGCACCCGCGTTGGTGAAGGCCGCCGCTTCCGCGATCCCGTCGCGGCCACCATGCGGATCTTTGCCGGTTCCATGGTTGCACTGAACGCAACCGGCTTTGCGGTGAAGGCCGTGACCACTGCCACCCGCATTCGCGGCGTCGCTTTGGCAGAGGCCGACAATTCCACCGGCGCCGCCGGCGATATCAGCGTCGATATCGAGCGGGGGGCTTTCCTCTTGCGCAACGATACGACGAATGCCGTCACCCGCGCCCACATCGGCACCAATGTCTATGTGGTCGATGACAACACGGTGGGCTCGTCCGCGACGAGCACCATCGTCGCAGGCAAATGCCTTGATGTGACGCCCGAGGGCGTCGTCGTCGAAATCCTCTGATCGGAGATCCGCAATGGATATCACCCGGGCCTCCCTGGCAGCCCTGAACATCGCCATGAGCACGGCTTTCAACACCCGTTTGACGGGGGTTGAAACGACCTATTCGCGCATCGCCATGACGGTGCAATCCACGACCCGCCACCAGGCCTATCCCAAGCTGTCCGAACTGGGGCCGATGCGGGAATGGATCGGCGAGCGCTATGTCGAACGCCTGGAGACCGACGGCTTCGTCATCACCAACCGCAAGTTCGAAAAGACCGTCGCGGTGCCGGTCGATGACATCTCGGACGATGTCTATGGTATCTACACGAACCTGGTCTCCGACATGGCCCAGGTGGCGGCTGAACTGCCCGACGATCTGGTCTGGGAGCACCTCGAGAAGGGCTTCAATACCACGCATTATGACGGTCAGTTCTTCTTTGACACCGATCACCCGGTCGAGGACGAAGCCGGTGTCGAGGTCTCGGTCTCGAATTTCCAGGGCGGGTCTGGTGCGGCCTGGTATCTGATCGATGACAGCCGGGCGATCAAGCCGATGATTTTCCAGGACCGCGAAGCGGCCAAGATCACCCCGAAGACCAGCCTGACCGACGAGAACGTCTTCAATCAGGATGAATTCGTCTGGGGGGCCAAGCGGCGCTGTGCCTCGGGCTTCGGGGCCTGGCAGCTGGCCTATGCTTCGCGTCAGACCTTGAACGCGACGAACTACGGCCTCGCACGGGCGGCGATGATGTCGATGCGCGGCCATCGCGGCCGCAAGCTGAACCTCAAGCCCAAGCTGCTGGTGGTGCCCCCCTCGCTCGAAGGGGCTGCCCGCGAAATCCTGCTGAACGAACGCGATGCGAACGGCGCCACCAACAAGTGGCGCAATACGGCCGAACTGCATGTCGAAGGCCGCCTCACCCTCTGACCTGCCCGAGGGCGGTCGGTTTCCCGAGGGGGCGGCAAGCCCGCCCCCGACGATAAGCCGACGAGGAACCGGACATGACCAAAAACACCAAGTCGAAGAATACCAAGGCCGAAGACAGCATCGAGGGCGGCGCCTCCGAACATGCCGAGGCACAGCACGGCGCGGCGATTCCCGCCGTGCGGCCGGAGGGGGCGGCGCCCGATGTTCCCTCCGCAACTGATAGCGCGAGCGCCTCGGGCGCAGGCGAAGGTCCGCTCCCGGAGGCTACCTCCTCTGTGTCGCCGGTGAGCCCGGCCCCGTCCGACCTGCAGGCGGGCGGGGCCACCAAGGAGGCTGGTCTTGTCGTGACCTGCCACAGCAAGGGCGGGCGCCGCCGTGCTGGCCGGCGCTGGGAAGAAGGTCAGACCCGTGTCGCGGCCGGGGAACTCGACGAGTTCCAGCTGTCGCAGCTGATCGGCGATCCCCGCTTTACCGTCACCCCTGACCTGGCCTGACCCATGACCTATGCGACCGTTGATCAGCTCAAGGCGGTGATCCCGGCCCGCGATCTCGAACTCCTCACGGATTTCGAGGGCGACGGGCTGGCCTCGGACAGCCGCCTGACGCAGGCCCTGGCGGATGCCACGGCCGAAATCAACGGCTATATCGCCAAGGTGATCGGCGGCCGGGTTCTGGACCCGGCGCCGCACATCCTTACGGTCATCTGCCGCGATCTGGCGATGCACCGGCTCTACCTGAATCTCGGTCACGAGATGAAGGTCTACGATGGCCTGCGGAAATCGGCGATCGCGACCCTGAAGGATATCGCCAACGGCGCAACCGCGATCGGCGACGATGGCGACGGTGCCGACCAGCTGACTTCGCCTGGCGTTGCGATGATCGATGGCCCGGATCGCCTGCTGACCCGTGACAGCCTGAAGGGATTCTGAGATGGCTGTTCGTGCAGAGTTCGACCTTGGCGATCTGGGCGTCGTTTCGCCATTTGCGGTCCTGCAGGCGGCCGGCGAGGATCTGACACCCCTGATGGATGCGATCGGCCGTGTCTTGGTCGCGGGGGCACAGGAACGGATCGCGGTCAGCAATACCGATCCTGACGGCATCGCCTGGCCGGAAAGCCTGCGTGTCAGGGAGACCGGAGGCCGGACCCTGCGAGATCAGGGGCACCTGCTGGCATCGATCACATCTGCACCGGAAGCCCGACAGGTCACGATCGGGTCGAACCTCATTTATGCGGGCATCCACCAGGTCGGCGGAACCATCCGCGCGAAGGGTGGCGGCGGGTTGCATTTCACCCTGGCGAATGGCGAGGAGGTTGTCGTCGGCTCGGTGACCATTCCGGCGCGGCCCTATCTGGGGATCTCCACCGCAGAGGCCGAAGATATCGGCGATCTGACGGCTGCGCATTTCAGCGGGGAGCGGCAGTGATGCTTCAGCTCGATCTTCCCGCAATCGCCAGCCATCTTCATTCGGCGGTTCCCGCCTTCGTCACAGTCGGGCTGGCGAGGGATTTGGGCGCCGTCCGCCGCGAGACCATCCGCTGGCCTTCTGCCTGGCTGATCCTGCTGGCCGAGACAGCAGCTGACAACCGCTATGCCAGCGACGACATGATCGAGCAGCCGGTGACCGCCCGGATCGCCGTGATCATGGCGGTGCGCGACATCGCGGATCGCACCGGCGCCCAGGCAGCTACCGACCTGAAGCCCCTGAGGGAGGCGGTCATGCAGGCGCTTGGACGCTATTGCCCGGAAGGCGCCGACCAGACGTTCCGCTTTGCGCGCGGCCTGCTGCAAAGCGGGATCGATGCCCAGGGCAGCCTCTTCTGGCAGGACGAATTCACGCTGCGCTTTGACCGGCGCATTCCCTTTATCTGAGGAGCAAGACATGGCCCGCTATGCGCAGCGCCTGATCCGCGAAAAACTCGAAGTCACCTCTGGCACCGCCGTCGCAACGGCCGCAGCCGATGCGATCCTCGCGCGCAACGTCACACTCTACAATCTCGAAGCCGACTATCAGGCGCGGGATTATGTGACCGGCACCGAAGGGGCTCAGGGTGACGATGTGAATAACGTCCGTTCCGGGGCCGATTATGATGTCGATGCTGCCCCGCCGACCACTGCGGGCGATCCGCCGCATTACGCGCATCTGCTGCAGTCCAGCGCCATGGCGATGGCGGATGATGCCGGCGACACGGTGTTCACGCCTTTGGCCGAGCACCTGGCGGTGCCGTCCTGCACGATGAACCTGCGCAATGGTGCCGTGATGCAGAACATTGCCGGTGTTCGTGGTGCCTTCAGCTTCGAAGCCGAGGTCGGCCGCAAGCCGTTCTTCCGTTTCAACCGGCGCGGCCTGTATGTCGCGCCAATCGCGCATGTCCAGGAAGCGCATGATTTCACCAGCTGGCCGCAGGCGCTGACCTGCTCGCCCGAAAACATGTTCGCATTCACGCTGGGTGGGCAGAAACTGTGCTGCACGAGTTTCCGGTTCAGCGACGGCAGGCAGCCACAGGCTGCGACCTACATGAACTGTGACGACACGACGCTGACGCCCCGGAACTTCACCGGCTCGATGACGGTCAAATGGCCGGCCTTCGCGACCAAGGATCTGCTGACCCAGATCCGGAACGGTGTGACCGAACCGCTGGTCTGGACCATCGGACTTGTCCCGGCGAAGACCATCCAGATCACCGCGCCCAAGGTTCAGATCAAATACTCCGGCGAGCAGAACATCAACGGAGAGCTCGGAATCGGTCTCGATCTGATCTTCCAGCCGACCGGCGCTGGCAATGACGAAATCGAGATCCGTTTCCCTGGCGCTTGAACCCAGCCTTAAAGGACTGTCTGGCATGTTCACTTTCACCGAACGCTACACTTTCGAATGGCCGGTCAAGGTCAAGTTTCCGGCGAGAGACGGCGACATCGTCCAGGAGTTCACCGGCGTTTTCGTGCTGCCTGATGACGAGCTGGAAATCTTCGCCAAGGTCGATGCGGCAGACGCAACCGAGATGGTCAGCGCCGTGCGCGAGCGCCTGTCGAATTGGTGGGTCGGCTGGAATGGCATCGCCGTCGAAGGCGGTGGCGAGCTGCCGTTCAGCCCGGAGAACCGCGAGAAGCTCTTGCGCCGGCGCGAAATCCGCCTCGCGGTCGATGCGGCCCTGTCGGAAGCGGTGCTCGGGATCCGGGAAAAAAACTGATCCGCGCCGCGCAGGTCATCTGGGGCGGCGCGGCGATTTCCGACGATCTTCTGGCCGATCTGATGGCCGAAGGCATGAGCCAGCAGGAAGCGATCGAGGCCGCCCGCGCCATGACAGGGCAGGACGAGCCGGAAACCCTCCTGCTTCCCCTGCGCGAGCTGCCCCTGATCCGTCTTGCTCTGAAGACGCATGGGCAGTGGCGGATGGTGCCGGTCGGCCTTGGCGGCGCGGTGCCCGTCGCACTTGACCTGGTCGCGGTCGATGTCGCGGCGCGATGGCTGGGCATCACCCCGGATGCCCGCCTGTTCGACGGCCTCTCGATCATGGAGCGGGAGGCGCTGAAGCTGAAGAGGGCGGAACGGTGAGCAATACGGACCTGCGCGCATCCTTGACGGTGACGGCCGACGCCAACAGCGTCGTGGCCGAGATGCGTCGTGGCTCCGAAGGGCTGCGCGAGATGCGCCGGGAAGCCGAGGCCATGGCCAAGGCGGCCGCCTTTGCGGTGTCCGAGCAGGGACGGATGGCCGACCGAATGGCGCGGGCCTTTGACGGGTTCGGATCGGCCCGCAAATCTGCCCGCGACAGCGCCTCGGTGTTCAGCGCCGATCAGGACTATCGCGCCTTCGATCAGGAACAGAAGGACCGCGCCGCCCGGGCCTACAAGGCGCTGGAGGAAAGCCTCAACCCGGTGATCCGGGCAGAGCGCGAGCTGGCCGCTGCCCAGGACGTGGTCAACCGGGCGCTGGAACAGGGACAGATCAGCCAGGCCGCAGCCGCGCGCAGCCTGGAGCAACTGCAGACCAAGTTCGATCGGTTTGTTCTGGCGTCGAACCCCGCCGCACAAAGTGCCAGGGCCATGGAGGCCGCGATCGAGGCCGAAGCCGCCGCGATCCGCGACATGACACTGGCGCTGGACCCGGCGGCCCGCGCCAGTGCTGAAATGGAACAGGCCCAGGGCCGCCTGCAGCGCGCCGTGGCCCTGGGGATCGTCACCCAGGAGGAAGCCAGCCGCGTTCTCGGGCTGCTGGCGGCCCGGCAACGTTCGGTCGGTGCTGGCGGCGTCACGATGGGGATGGGCATCCAGAACGCCTCGTTTCAGATCGCGGATTTCGCGGTGCAGGTGCAGGCCGGTCAGGCCGCCTCGCTGGCTCTGGCTCAGCAGTTGCCGCAGTTGCTGGGTGGTTTCGGCATCATTGGCGCGGTGATGGGCGCCGCCGTCGCCATTGGTGCACCTCTGGTCACCATGTGGCTCAACAATGGCGAGGCCGCACTGACGCTGGATGAGCAGCTTCAGAAACTGGAAACCACGCTGGCCAGCGTGTCGGACCATCTCGAGACGCTGGACGATCAGAACCTGTCGGAAACCTTCGGGTCGATGACCGCCGATATCCGGTCTATGACCACGGCTCTGCTGGAACTGGAGCGCGTCGCCGAGCTTCGGAACCTGCAGAAATCCCTGGACGCATTGCTCAAGGAAAAGGTGACGCCCAGCTTCATGGACGAAGCGTGGGAGGTGCTGACTGCAAGTCGGGGCGCCCCAGCCCGCAGCACTGAAGAACTGACCAAGGAGAAGTTTTCTGAGCTTACCGGCGGTCGGGGGCCGGGATTCGATGAGTTTCAGACACGTCGCAATGACATCACAAGCCTGGCAAAAGCTGGTGAAGTTGAAAGGGTCATGTCTGAACTGAATCGGCTGATTTCCGATTTTACGGATGGCGTGGCTTTCACCGAACTCAATGCCGACCTGATTGACCTCCTGCTGAAGTTGGGGGCGGTCGCCAAGCAGACGGCCGAGGTTGAGGCGCATTTCAACGGAACCGCCCGGGCCTCTGCGATCACCCGCGAAATCGACACGATGGTGCGCGGCTATGATCAGCAGGCCGAGCTGTCACGCGCCATCGTGAAACATGGCGAGGACAGTGCCGAGGTCGATGCCGTCCGCGCCCGTCATGCCCGGGCAATGCTGGATCTGCGCCTGCGGGAAATGAAGGTCGCCGAAGACAGCGAAGATGCCGCCCGCGCGATCGCCGCACTGGAAGCCGATCTGGCGGCCACCGCCAGCCTGCGCGCCCAGGAGCGCCAGAGGGCTGAAGATGCCCTGTTTTCGGACCTGCAACGCCAGTCCGAACTGTCGGGCGCCATCCTGACCTTCGGCAAGGAAAGCGCAGAGGTCGAGGCCGTTCGCGCCCGCCAGGCGCGCGAGGTGAATGCCGAGCGTCTGAAGGAAATGAACCTCGGCCCCGGCCTCACGGCCCTTGCGGAGGCGCTGTTCGCGGCCGAGCAGAAGCGGACCAAGGCCATCAAGGACCGGGATGCGGCGCGCAAGGCGGACCTCATGGTCACCGGGCTGCGCGAGGAAGCCGCGATCAACCGGGCCATCCTCCAATATGGCCGGGACAGTGTGCAGGTGAAGGAGCTGCAGATCGCGGCCGAGCGCCGGGCCTACGAGGAATCGCTGCGCACGCTCGACGTCTCGGAGCAGCGCAAGCGCGAGTTGATGGCGGAATGGGAAGCGGCCAAAGGGCTGGCTGCGGCCGATCCCTTTGGAAGCCAGGCGGCCGCGAACGACATGTTGCGCGATCAGCGCGAGCGCCTGGCTCAGCTGCGGCTGGAACATGCGCTTCTGGGGCAGACCGAGGCCGTGCGCGGCCGCATTCTGGCGCTCTGGAAGGCCGAGGCGGATATTCGCCGCCAGCACATCGACGCGACCGGCGCCCGCGCGGCCGAGATCAGGGCCGCTGCACTCGAAGAGTTCGAGTTGCAGCGTAGCCTCGATCAACAGGCGGCCGCCTGGGGCAAGGTGCAGTCTTCGGCCGAATCCGCCATCGACGGAATCGTCGACAAGCTGATGGGTGGCGACATCGAGGGCGCGCTCGAGGCGCTGGCGAAGGACATCGGCGGGATGTTCACCGAATTGGCGATCACCAACCCGCTGAAGAACGCAATTCTGGGCACCGACTATGGCACCATTCAGGATGTCGGCGGCCTGCAAGGCATCTGGGCGCGGCTGAGCGGGAAGGCTCCGCAGATCGATGGCGCGGCGTTGATCAAGGATGCGACCGCCGCCGCCAGCATGACAGTGACGACACCCATGGTGAATATCAGCACCTCTGGCATTGCCGGTCTGGGTGGTCTTGGGCCGGCGGCAAATTCACCTGGCGCCCCCGGTGGCATCGGCGCCGGTCTCTCCGGCTCGGCCGATGTGCAATCGCAGGTCTGGAACTTCTTCCGGGGCAAGGGCCTTCAGCCGCACCAGGTGGCGGCGATCATGGGCAATGCACAGGCCGAAAGCGGTTTCAATCCCTTTGCGGTAGGCGATGGCGGCACGTCCTTTGGCCTTTTCCAGCATCATGCGGCGCGCGGACGTGGCTTGCTGGGCGCTGTTGGTGGAAAGGCCGGGCTTGGCGATATAGGCGCCCAGCTGGAATACGTCTGGCAAGAGCTTCTGACCTCGGAAAGCGGCGTCCTGAAGCGGCTGATGACCTCGACGAATGTCAAGGACGCGACCAGCGCCTTCGTCGGGTTCGAGCGGCCGCAAGGATGGTCCGCAGCCGATCCGACCGGATCGCACAACTGGGCCGGACGTCTGGCGGCCGCAGAATCCGCGCTGGCCAAGTTCGGCACGACGGCCACCGATGCCACGGCTGGCCTGGGCACGTTGGGCAACGGGTTCGGCGTTTTCGGCAACGCGCTTGCCCAAGGGTTGCAGGGCCTCGCCTCGGGCGGCGCCAAAGGCGGGCTTGGCGGTCTGCTTGGCGCGCTCGGCACCGGCATTGCTTCCGCGCTAGGCATTCCCGGCTTCGCGGCTGGGGGCGATCACCTTGGCGGTCTGCGCATTGTTGGCGAGCGCGGCCCGGAGCTTGAATTCACGGGGCCGAGCCGGATCTTCGACGCCGATCTGACCCGATCGCTGCTGACGTCGCGGCCGCCGCAGGGCGCCAATGCCCCGGCCCCCGTGATCCAGATGCAGCCGGTTCTGGTCAACAACACCTCGCGCGAGGTTGACCTGAAGGTCGAGGAAACCACCGATGCGCGTGGCCAGCGTCAGCAACGCTGGGTGATCTCCGAAGCGGTCGGCGATGGTCTGGCCACGCCCGGCGGCAAGGCGCAGCGGAACATGAAGCAGGTCTACGGGCTCGGCCGCGCCGCGAGGCGACGGTCATGATCCAGACCTGGCCATCAGTTCTGCCGCGACCCGAGCGATCGAGCTGGCAGCGCTCCTCGCAGGAGGCCCGTCGCAAGACCCAGCCCGACAATGGCCCGCCGCGCTACCGGCGCCGGTTCTCCTCGGCTGCGCGGCTGGTCACCATGTCGCTCATCCTCGATCGCAATGAACGGGCCATCTTCGATCGCTTCTTCGCCGAGGACTGCGCCGAAGGCGCCTCTCTCTTCTACATGCCCGATCCGACCACCGACGGCTGGCCACTTCTGACCGCATCCGGACTGCCCATGCTGAACGGCGCGGACGAGCCGGTCCTGCTGGCCGCCCGCTGGCTGTGCGCCTGGGGGGACGAACTCCCGGTCGAGACGATCTCAGGGCAGGTCGAGTTCAAGAAAACCTTCAGCATCGTGGTGCTCCCATGAGCCGCCGCCTCTCCCTCAATGCCCGCCTTGCGCTCGATGCCCCGGCCTCGGGCGAGATCGAAGCCGCGCTGTTCCTCATCGAGCATCCCGATCTGGAAGCGCCGATCCGGCTCTCGACCGACAATACCGAGCGCCTGTCGGATGACCCGCTGATGTATGGCACCCGTTCGACATGGCGCGGGGCCAATCCGCTGACCGAGCCATTCCTGTGGATCATCGCCTCGGCCGTGCTGCCCGGGGACGCCGAGGATGCCCCGGCTTCGGCCCAGATCGTGGTCGAGAACCTCGACGCCGAGATGGTCACGCTTCTGCGGTCCTTCACCGAACCGGCCGAGATCAGCATTGCGGTGATCATGGCCGGGACGCCCGATCTGATCGAGGCGGAATGGGGCGGGCTTCAGCTCACCTCGGCCGACATCACCGCCGGTGAGATCGTCCTGACGATCAGCCGCGACGAGGTCGAGCTCGAACCCTTCCCGCCGGGGCGCATGACCCGGCTCAACTTTCCGGGGCTGCACGCATGAGCTGGTCAGATCGCTTCATCGGCATCCCGTTCCAGGAGTTCGGGCGCGGCCGGGCCGGCTGCGACTGCTGGGGGCTGGCCTGTGTCATCTACCGCGAAGAGCTGGGGATCAGCCTGCCGGATTATCTGGGCTATGCCTCGGCGGACGAGCATGGCGAAATCGCGGCCCTGATCGCCGGGGCCGCGACGTCCCCGCTCTGGGTGCCCGTTTCCGGGACCGCCCTTGCCTTCGATGTGGCGGTGTTCCGGCGGGGGCGGTTTTCCACGCATCTCGGGATCGTCATCCGGCATGGCATCATGATCCACATGGTCGCCGATGATCAGTCAAAGGTGCAGGGCTATGTCGATGGCCCCTACAAGCATCGTTTTGCTGGCCATTACAGGCACGTTTCAAGAGTGATTGAACGCCCCGTCCAGCTGATCTCGGGAGTGGCGCAATGACCGGAATTCCCGTCCTCGCTGCCCATGCGATCGATCCCGGCACCGCGCGGATCGAGGTAACCTTGCCCGAAGGACTGACCATCGCCGAGATCGTCGCGGCTGCCTTGCCGGGCGCCTGCCCGGAAGATCGCGCACGGGTAAGGGTCGCGCTGGTCACGGATCGCGGCTGGGCCTTGATCGAGTGCGGCCGCTGGCACCGGGTCCGCCCCAAGCCAGGCGTTCGCGTGGTCATTCGCCTGGTCCCGGGCAAGGACGCCCTGCGCTCCATCCTTCAGATCGTGGTTTCAATTGCAGCAGTAGCGCTGGGGACCATGTTCGGCCCGGCGGCCGGAGCATTGCTTGGCGTCTCCAGCCAGGTCGGCACAGCCATCGTGGCGATGGGCGTCAACCTGCTGGGCAGCCTGCTGATCAATGCGCTGATCCCGCCGGTGAAGCCGGACAACGAGCGGCGGAACAGCTATTCGATTTCGGGCTGGCGCAACAGGATGGACCCGGACGGGGCGGTGCCGGTGGTGCTGGGCCAGATCCGCTATGCGCCCCCCTTCGCCGCCTCCTCCTGGACCGAGATCGTCGGGGACTGGCAATATGTGCGCGCGATCTTCAACTTCGGCGAGGGGCCGCTCGCGCTGACGGATTTCCGCATCGGCGAGACCTCGATCGCCGAGTATGACGAGGTCGAGATCGAGGTGCGTGACGGTCTGGAAGCCGACCTGCCGACCAGCCTCTATCCGCGTCAGATCTTCGAGGAAAACGTCGGTGCCGACCTGACCCGGCCGCTGCCACGCGACGATCTGGGCGAGGTGATCGCTGGCGAGCCGGCCGAGGAAACCCCGGTGGTGCGCGCCACCGGCGGGGATGCCAGCGGGGCCTCGGTGATCCTGGCCTTCCCGGCAGGGCTGATCCGCTATGACGACAAGGGCCGCAAGCGCGCCCATGCGGTCAGCATCCGGATCGAGCAGCGCCTCGTGACGGCCGAGGAATGGCAGCTGGTGACCCAGCTCGACATCACGGCTGCCAAGACCGAAGCCTTCTACCGCCAGCACAGCTGGGAATTCCCCAGCCGCGCCCGCTGGCAGGTGCGGGTCACGATGCTGACCGACGAGACCGAGGACAGCAAGATCCAGCAGCGCGTGGCCTGGGCGGCGCTTCAGACGATCCGGCCGGA